TCCAGGAAGGATAAATGTCCGAAATAAGCTTCTGCTGCTTATACGTCCTTGAGAATAAGCCATCTGCATATTTGTATCAAAGATGACCTTAAGTCTCGATGGAGTTGCCCCGGTCCAACCATTGTTTTGAAGATTTGGAAGAAGATTCTCTTTGAATTGCTTTAAGGTCCAACCTTCTGACTTTGCCTTCTCTACATGATTGTAAATATCCTGTAAGAGATCGGCAGACATAACCTTTGAAACTGTAAAAGCCTTATTATGAGCCGCAGAATCCAATTCATCCCAATTGGTAGATACTTTGAGGTTCTTACCACGCTGTTTCAGCCATTCTAATGCTCTTTCGGGAGGGAGTTTGAATGCGGTTTGGAATGCATCTTCAAAACGAAAACCGGAAAGCGTTGGGATCTTTCCGGTATTCTTATAGAATTCGATTATGTAATTATTTTTTGCCACTGATAAATCCACTTCCTGTGGCAATTAATATTCCCTTAGCCAAATAGTCTTCGAGTTCTTTTGTCTCCAGATCCGGATACAATTCGACAATCCTGTCCTGGATCTCATTATAACTTTCACCTTTGTCTATCATATCCAAAACAGGCTTTAATACTGCTTGTGTTAATTCATCGAATTGTGAAAGATCATAATCTGATTTCTTGCTTGGTGTCTCAGCTTCCGAAAATACCGGAGGTGGAACTGATGTGGCAATTTCAATTTCATCATCCTTAAAGCCATAATTTCTTTTAAAATACTCCTTGGTAAACTTGATTTGACCGGTAGAAGCAAGAGCCTGGTCACGTTGGGCAAGGGTCATATCCACATCCTGCTCCTCATAGAGTATAAAGCGTGGCATTTCTGTTACAGACTCAAAATTGAAATCAATGATCCATTCAATAAGTTTGTTCAGCCAATATTCCACAAGCTGCTTGTCCGAATCAACTACATCTTTCCTGACCTGCAGGTGTGTCTGTGACATGGCATAAGAGCCAGTGTCACCCTGCTCGGTTGTAAGGGTCTGTGATAGTATCGCCTTGGAAATCTCAGCATTGCAAAAGTGTAGTAGGTTCTTGTATATGTCACCCGAAGTTGTCTGTACGGATTCGAGAATCTCGATATTGGATTCTTCCTCTGTGACGGCGACTCCATCCTGTTGCAGTTTCTCCAATACATTGAATAACTCTAATGCTTCTTCTTGACCCTTACCTAATCCAATCTTTCCATGTAGAAAGGGCATTCCATACTTCTGGGTATAGAGTGACCAAAGTTTCATCCCGCCTTTTTTGAAAACTACTGGATAATAGCATTTTGCAAGAACTGCTTCACCATAAGGATTATCGTAAGTTGCATTATTTTGGACAATCAAGAATTTACGGGTTGGTAAAAGAACGCCATAAACCTTGTACTTGTCCATGAAACGAAGCATGTTATTGCCATCGTACTGAAACCACCACGATGGCTTGCCCTTGATATCCTTGGGAATAATCATACCATCCTTTTCACCCCAATAGATCTCCATTGGTTTAAAGCCGTAAAGAGGGGCGTCCAGCATATCCGAAATGATCTGCCTTAAATCGAGTTCCTTGAATATATTCTCGACAAACTCGGCTTCCTGGCTTTTCTGTCCACCACGGTTAATTTCCCACTCCATAGAAAGAACTCCGGACTTCCTCGACTGAACACAGCTCGAAACGTGGGCATCATACAGGAAATTACGGTAAGTCTCAAGAGTTTCATTATTATTCTTGAGAATTACATCCGGATTAGGTAAAAGCTCATTTATGGAATTGAAAATAAATGCCTGACGAGATGCAATCACCCCAAGTGGATATTGCCTCTTTTCAATTTGAGTAGTAACAGTCCCGGAATCGGCAAACCAGTTCCTAATGTTTTTGAATAGTCCCATACTTAATAGCCTGTAAAATAGTTTTCTTGTTTGCTGCTGATCTTTGATAGGTATCCAAGGCTCTTATGTGATGAACTTCTCTTTCTGAGGTAGTCTAATGCTTGAGTAATTGAGTCCACAATGTCATCATGGTTTCCATAAGGAAATTCAGAACATTCATTGATTATGTCAGCAAGAAAGCTTGCATCCTTTGGAACAAAGACCTTTCCTGCTTCTAAGAGAGGTGTTATAAGGTGTGCCCTTGTTACCTTGTCTTTTATTGCCGGGACAGCTTTTATCGGAATCTTGGTTTCCCTTTGCAACACCTGTATTAGACTCTGACCACTTGCAGCATCTTCAATCAGAACTACATTAGGTTTATGCTTGTTATATTGAAGTACAACCTGCCTTTGAAGATCGGGAAAAAGCACCTTCGATCTCCAGTAATCAATCAAATAATAGCCCTTATCCGACAAAAGCCATGTGGTACAAACCGAAAAGTCATTCTGTTCCTTTTCCTTGAAGGCTGTGTCCCAGGATTGAATAAGAATAGATCCATTTGGAACCTCTAAATATTCCTTCCACCATTCTGTCTTGAATATCTGATATTCTGTGGCAATGGGCTGCTGCTGGTAGAGAGCCGAAAACCAATAAGAACCTATCTGATTCTTAATGTTATTCAGCTTTTCTATCGGATACCTTGCCTTCCAAAGAGGTTCGCCCTCAATTCTTCCAAGATAATCATTCTCCCTTGCAATTGCCGGGAAACTCAAAACTTCCCACTTATCATCTGTGTCGGGATCATTAAGGAGACGCCCTGCAAGATCGTCAAAATGCCATCGTGTCATTATAACGATTATTGAACCACCCGGTTCGAGGCGTGTATAGGCAGTTGCACGGAACCAGTCATAAGCCTTATCCCTGTAAGTCTTGCTGTTTGCCTGCTCGTCATTCTTGACCGGGTCATCAATTATGAGGACATTGGCTCCTTTGCCGGTAATAGCTCCACCAACACCAGTAGCATTAAGACCACCTTCACGACCTGCAACATCCCACCTATAGGCAGAGTTTGAGAGCCTGTTGAGTTTTATTCCAAATAAATCCTCACCATGCTCCTCCAAAAGCTCCTTTGTCTTTCTTCCCCACGAAGCTGCAAAGCCTGCCTCATAGGACACAAGGATAATCCTATTGTCAGGAAATGTCCCAAGATACCATGCCGGGAAATATCTCGAAATGAGTTCGGACTTGCCGTGACGAGGCGGCATATTGACGATGAGTCTTTTCGTCCTGCCGCCTGCCACATCGAGAAGTTTCTTGTTCAGTTCGTTAATGTGTGGGGCTATCTGGTATCGTCCCTTGGTCAGGTACATTGCCATCGTTGCCGGGCTTGCTGTTTTGAGCGTCTCCCACGGCAGAGAGGAACTTATGTAAAGCCGTCGCTGCTTCTTCGTCATTTGCTACTAACTCTCCGAATTTATCCTTACGTGGTCTTAATAATATGGTGTTTTCATTACGTCCGATCTCTGTTGGCACACCTCTTGCAACACGTTCGATGTTAACAAGGTTGCCGAAGCTTCGACTCACCTGCAATATCATTTCAATAAGCTCTGTCGTTGTAAGCTTGTTCAAATCCTCGATTGCAGGGATCTTATTTTCCAAGTCCTTTTTCAATCTTTCGGAAAAGGCGGTTACAGGCAAAAACACTATTCTTTGAAATGTCTCTGCCTGTTGAGCCTGCCTGTCGTTCATTCTTTGAATACTTTCCTGATGGCGTGCACGGTTCTTACGGTCTTCATCATCGTCGAAAGCAGCAACCCTTGTCTGCCAGTTAAACCGTCTCGACCAGACGGCAAACTGTGTCTTGCTCTTCTTGCCGAGTTCGCCAAGAAGAGCCGAGAAGCTTCGCTTTTGTCTAAGATCCCGATAGACACAGAATGCCTGGAATGCCTTGTTTGTTTCGCCGGGAATCCTTTCCCAAGGTTCAGTCATCATTATATTCTTTCCAATTCCTTTTTGCACAAATCGAGTAGTTTGAGTGCGGGTTCCTTACCCAGAACTTTTTCAATTACTTCGGCTTCTTCATTTGCAAATATGAGGCTTACCCTGTAGAGTTTTGTCTGTTGTCTTGCCATGACACGCTCTTCCTCGGTCTTTGCCTTTTCGATCAGAGCTTGTCTTTCCTTGATTGTCTCGACTGCCTTTGTTGAAGCTGCCGTTATCATTTCGCCGCCATGCGTGGTTCCATCAACTTGGTGAGAAATAGTGTCAAGATTCTTATTATCCTGATCAGATATTTCACTCGGTTCCCAGGACTGCGAATATTCCATATTGGCAAGTGCTTCGGGAACCGGAATATCATCCAATAGCCTGTTAACCTCCTCATCACTCAACATCAATGAATCCTGAGCCCAATCCAAAGCTCCGAGTTCCTGTAGGTCCCGCAATACCTGGACAGAAAGCTCCATATCCTCACTACCTCTTGCACGGTTATGGCGGAGCGTTGCGATCCTCATTTGTTCGGGAGTCATTTCGACATAGACTACCGGAATTTCTGTATAGCCAAGGACGATAGCTGCTCTCCACCTATGCTCTCCATCGACAATCATAGTTGTTGACTTCTGCACTATAATTGGCTGAGTAAATCCATCCTCTTCCATTGATTTCATAAGAAGCTCGAAATCATGTTCACTTTGCCTGTTTGGATTGTAGTTATTGGGCTTAATCGCATCAACCGAAACATATTCAATTGACAGCTCTTTCAAGGAAACATTCTTTTTTTCTATTTCCTTTTTACCTCTTCTTAGGATCTTTTCTGTTACTGCCTTCTGAGTGGCTTCGGGAGTCGTGTTATAAACTTCCACATTTTGAGCTAATTCTTTAGCTGTGTTGTAATCTTCCATGATTTGAAAATCCTTATAATTTATTAATAGAAAGTCCCTGTTTGCTGAAATAGTCAATAAGGCATGCAAGGCGTCTTTTGTTAAGTTCTGTTCCATAAAAAGTCTTACCCATTGCGAGGGCAGTCCTTCCGGTCAGTCCTCTACCTGTGCAAAGATCCAGAACGGTATTAACATTTTTCTCAAACTGCATTGCAAGCCTTGGTGTATAATCGTCGTCAATACCGGTGAAATCGAAATCGATTGTTGTCGGTTCGATGAATGTATATCTTATCAAATAGCATGGATTCTTCCGATAATACTTGATCTTCCAATGATTAGTGACAATGCCTTCCATAGCAGTTATCATATTTTTTACATTAGTAAGATTTTCGCATCCCATTTCAAGATAGTTAATCTTTGGAGAATGCTTTTTGACAAGAGCCAATAGCTTTTTCAGGAATTCACCGAATTCATTCCGGTCCGAAAGACCTGCCTTGGTGTAGAATGAATTTATATTACCGGTATTCCAAGGTGGATCAATGTAACTCATATCGAAAGCATCCTGTCCAAAGCAGTCAAGATTATCTAATAGAGTCAAATCCCTGACCGCTACGAGGTTTTTACCGGCTTGCCATACTTCGCCATCATTTATCGGAAAATGTTCCCAGGAGTCGCCGTATAGCCATTTTCCATCTTCAAATGTTTTATTTTGTGCCATTATTGTTATCTCCTTTCAAATGCAAAACTTATCACCATTGGGGTTTTCCACCCCATGTACCTGCTCCTTGTCTAAAGAATTCGGGTTCAACATAGGGCAGCACATCCACCTTGACTTTCATCGAGAAAGGTTCACCCATATACATGATCTTAGAAATGTTTCGCCATGAAGATGCCATTTGGCACTTGGGACATTTGGTGACTTCCGGGAACTCTTCTGTCGAATGTCTCGAATGGTTTCTCAAAATATATTCAACAACCTTTTTGGCTCTTTCTGCAATCCAGTCGGGAGCTTCATCAATGCAGGTCCTGTAATAGCATTGTTTCCACGTTTCTCCTAATTTCCGGATTGGTTCGACAGATCTTCTACCAAACATTGCAGCCGTTCTAACACCGTGCAGTCTTTCACAGACCTTATCAAACCATTGAGGCCATGCCTTCGATGCAACCATTAATCCGTCAATTGCAGCTGGGGCAAGTGTAGGAGGTGCAATTCTCAGCTTATTTCTATGAACACCAAGCCTGTGCATAATGTCATAGGCTTTGTTGTAGTCCCATTTGTTATCCTGAATAGCCTTGAAAACATCACCATCAGCCCAGTCATAGATTGGTCTTGCATAAAGGGTTCCGTAGCTGTTCTTTCCCTTAGTGAGAAAGCTCTTGCTGGACATTAAACCCATTTTGCGAAGCATGGACTCATCTGTGCGAAGCCCCAAAACAGCAATCAAGTTCTTGCCTTTTTCGGGTGGAAATCTTTCCTGACTGATGAGCCCCTGTATGTTTTGCTCCGGTATTTTTACTGCAATGTCTGGTGGAGTCCTGACCCATTTGTCTTCCGAAAGTAAAGGATCAAAGACCCAGAAGTATGGGTTTTGCCGGTTGAAGATATTGACCACAGGTTGATTGGCATAGAACCAGTAAAATTTGACTTCGGGTCGATTAGCAACCCTTTCGGCATACTCGAATGTTCCGGGGTACATGATTTCCTCATCCCTCATTACGACTTCCACAGGCAGTCTTCCAGTCATTGTAGCTGCTATTATGGCAAGTTCCAAGCATATACCTGAATCTTTTCCAGCCGAAAAGGAAACTATAACCCTGTGTCCTTCACTGTAAAGCCTGATGAGTCTGTCCAATCCTGCATCAAACACGTTTTCGATTCGGTAGTGTTTAGGCATGTTTTTGACCCGTTATGATTAGAAAGTAGAATTTGTCGGGAATGATCCTGCCTAATAGCTTGGTTTCGAGAGTAAGGTATGCTTTGGCAAAAGGATAGGGCAAATGTTTAGACAGGAACTCACTTATCCATGTCATTCCAAATACCTTAACATCCTCAAAATCCTCGAATAGATCGGTCAAGTCTTCCTTTTCAAAGAAAATGGCAGGTGTTTCGATATTGAACTTATTCAGGATGTAAGAATCTCTTGATTCGTATTTGTCTCCATAAGCCATTATGAAAAACCTTCCACCGGGCTTTAAGACTCGATTGATCTCCTGGACTGTCTTTATGCAATCGAAAGTGTAGGAAAAGCTTCCGAAGAGTGATAGAGCGTTATCGAAGGTTTCATTCTCGAATGGCATGTTGGACATGGTTCCCTTGACAAACTTATATTCCGGATGCTTTGTGGAACTCAATTCAATCATCTTTTCCGATATGTCCAAGCCGGTGTAATTGTCCGAATTGATACTTGAGTGATCTAATAGTGAGCCTGTACCGCTTCCAATGTCGAGAATATTGCCTTCTGTAAAGCCTTTGTTTGCTAAATACTTGTAAATAAATTCATCCTCAATCCTGTGTATAGGATCATTGTAGCTGTCGTCATAAACCTTGCTAAGCCTGTTGTAGATTTGTTTTGGCGTTTCTGCATTCATTCCAATTCTTTCCCGATTTAGTTGTGATATTGCATAAAATCAGCTTTGATGCTGTATCAAAATCTGCCTTTCTTTCGCAAATCCTGACTTCGCAAAACAAATCAAATTCAATGTTTTGATAAATGCACTGAGTACATACCAAATGGTAGGTATTGAGTGCATGTTAATCTGCATGTACTGAATGCAGACATTGAGTGCATTTAGGGATGCAAGGGCTTTGGGTATGTTTGCGATTGTGATTATGTATTTGTAACCAAGCAACGCAAATGTGGAAAGAAGTATTTAAGGCAGGCACTCACAAAGATGCCAGTGGAAACGAGAAACTCTGGACTGACGAAGACCTGGACTCTATCACTCAAAAGTACAATAACCAGCTTCCCGATGTCAGGCATGAGGCTCCGGTTGTCATTGGACACCCTGTGAACAATTCTCCGGCTTATGCTTGGGTAGATGAACTGAAACGTGATGGTGATACACTCTTGGCAAGATTCTCACAAATTGATCCGCAGTTTGAAGAACTCGTCCAAAATGGACGTTACAAGAAAGTCTCCATTGCTCTCTATCCCGACATGATGCTTCGCCATGTTGGTTTTCTCGGAGCAATTCCACCGGCAGTCAAAGGGCTAAAAGACACCGAGTTTAATGATGGTAATTCATTCATTTCATTTGGCAGTGAAACTAATGTCGAAGAAAATTTATGCGAATCTTATGCGAACGCAGAGCAAACGCATAACGAATTTTCTGCAAATGATGAGGGTGGCATGGAAAACGCATCTGCCAAAGAAAACAAAGAAAAAACAGAAAAAGAAAAGTTTTCCCCCTATAACCCCCTTATAAAAGAAAAAGAGAAAAAAGAAAGAAAAGAAATCTCTCCCTCAAAATTGGAAAATTTTGAGGAGGATACTCATTATTCTGTCACCCATTTAAAATCAATAAATTTTCAAGGAGGTGTAATGCCTGAAAACTATACGAAGCTATTCCAGGATCTTTTGGGGTGGCTCGGTTCGACCTTCAACGAGGAAATCGCAAACCAAACGGCAGCAGAGCTTGAGAAGATCAAAGCCAAATATTTGAACGAAACGAAGCAGGATGCAACAAAGCAAGGAATGCAGGCTAATGATCCTTCTCAAGATACTGCTGTGTTTGAGACAAAGGAATTTCAGGAGCTTCAAAGGAAGCTGGAGACTCTTGAGGCAGACAACCGTGAGATGAAGTTCAACGAATACTTCAAATCACAGACTGGAAGACTTGTTCCTGCACAGAAGCAGATCGTAAAACTTGCATTCGAGGCGGTGAGGAATGACAGCAAAGGATTCGAGTTTTCAGAGGGTGGTAATAAAGTAAACCTGACTGGTGAAAACCTCATCAAGAGATTGATTGAGTCTTTCCCGAACCAGTTGGAGTTTAGTGAAATTGCAAGGAAGGAACTCTATGGAGACGCAAACGATCTTGCAGACCAGAACAAGTCTATTGACGAAATCAACAAAATGAAGCATGGAGGCTAACAGTGGGAATAAATCTTGGAATAAGCAAGCTTGTTGACATAACGCCATACACAGACATCTTTGCAGGACTTCATCCCAACATGGAAGTGAGTGAGGTTGTCATTCTTGCAGGTCAAAACCTGAAAAGAGGTGCATGTCTTGGCATAATAACAGCAACTGCCAGTGCAGACAAGGGCAAATACAAACTCTGGGACACAGAGGCAGAGGATGGAACGGAAGACTTGATTGGAATTTTAGGCTGTGATGTGGATGCAACGGAAGCTGATGGGAAAGGATTCATCTATGTTCATGGTGAGTTTTTATTGGGTGGATTAACAGCCAAAGAGACCATTAAGGCAGGCGTTTACAATGGTGGAACAATCGTAATAATGGAGGAAAAGCCATGAGTGCTCTAATCGACATGTTTGAGGCAAGAAGTCTAACAAACGCAATCAACAGGGCAAAGGTAATTGAACCCTTTGTTCTGAACACATTCTTCAAAGCAACTCAGTATCATGCAGCCGATAAGATCGACATCGAGATCATTTCCGGTTCTGATAAGCTTGCCCAGTTTGTAAATCAGCATGAAGGGGCTTTGCCGATCAAGAAGTTGTCCAAGGTTGTTAAGACTCTTTCGCTTCCCAGGACTTTTGAAAAGAAGATATTTACCGCATTGGAGCTTGCCAACTACAAGTCAATTGGCAATATCTATGTCACAAGCCCGGACGACAGGACAAGGATTGCAAACCAGATGATCTTGCAGGAATTGGAAGAGCTTAAAAGTAGAATCATAAGACGTCGTGAGCAAATGGCTTGTGAGGCTCTTTCGACTGGCAAAGTCATTGTAAGCCAGGACAACATTGATTTCTCTGTTGACTTTGAGTACCAGAGCAATGTTCAGCTTGTAACGCTTGGTAGTACAGCCAAATGGAGTGAGACTACATCCAAGCCCTTGGTAAACCTTCGTAATTGGAGACGTGACATCATGAAACGCTGTGGCATCAATGCAGATATTCTCATTCTTGGTAGCGATGCATCAGACGCTTTTGTATCCAACGATTCGGTAAAGAAGGAACTCGACACGATCAACAACCGTGTGGGTGTAATGGATTTGACACAGAATCCGACCAGAACCGGAATGTTCATCGGAAGGATTATGGGTGTTGACATCTATGAGTACAATCAACAATACACAAAGCCTGACGAGACGACAGCCGACATGATTGATCCCAAAAAAGCAATTATGGTTGCAAGTCAGTCACCGGGATTTAGGGTTCATTATGGTCCAATCTACAGGATTGAAAGTGGCAACCTCAAAATCTATCAGAATGAATTGCTTGTCGAGACAAACACCAATGTTGATAAAACTGCACTCGATTGGAAAGTTGAACAAAAGAGTTTGCCTACAATTCACGAACCCAATGCTATTATTTCGGCAACTGTTGTTTAGGGAAGTAAAATGTATTGCACACTTCAGGACATATTGGATGATCTGACGGAAAAGGTAGTCGCTCAATTAAGCAACGACACTGATCCGAATATAGTCAATAGTGAGTTGGTAACAAAATACATGACTGATTCAACACAACTCATTGACGGATTCTTAAGATCGAGGTATCCGTTGCCTTTGATTAAGGATCATTCAATCCTGAAAAAAGTGTGCATAGACATAGTTAAATATGAGCTGTACAAGCGAAGGGGTAAAGTATTCGACAGCGTTCAGAATCTTTACAAGGATGCTATTGCAACACTTGACAAGATTCAGAAAGGAATGATAACCTTAGATGAAGGAACACCAGAGACAAGACCAGGATTCTATTATGTCTCTGATCGAAAGCCAGTCTTTGACAAAGCAAAATTGGATAATTACTAATGGTTATTACCGATGTCGAGACGGCAATTGTTGACAAACTCAAGGCTGACATTGACGATCTGGCTGTCGAGCCTTACCCGGACAATGTAAAGGACTATGAACTGATTCATCCGAATGGGGCTGTTCTTGTAAGCTACGAAGGTTCAAACTTTACGAATCCACGCATCGAACAGCAGGTAAGGATGTTAGAATTTGGGATAATCGTAATAGTTCGGAACCTGAGAAATCAATATGGAGCTTACGAAACACTCGAAAGAGTGAGACAGTCTGTTACGAATGATCTTTACATTGAGAACACAAGGCTTTATCCAATATCTGAGAAGTTCTTGTTTGTAGAAGATGACAAATGGCACTACGAAATGAGGTTTATGCTACCATCGGTTTACTTTATCGGAGAATAGGCAATGGATTTGGGGAATAACATGGTCAATAACATAGTTCAGTTCGGAGCTTTGCTCATTGGATTAATTACCTTTTATTTCATGTTGAAAAGGGATAACCGCAAAGCCAATGATGAAGTATTTTCCAAAAAGCTGGCTGATGTCGAGAAATTCAATGATTTGGAAAAGAGGGTGAAACTACTTGAGCAAAGAGTTGATTTGTACGACGATGCTATAAGGAAGGAACTGGAAGACATCAAAAAAATTTTGAGCGATTTACTCGAAAAATTCCATAATCACTTGACAAATAATCATAATTAATAAGGATTTCAACAATGAATGACAAAATAAAAACTGCAATTGACTTTGTATCAAGACACGCAGTGTGGTTTATTACCGGACTGCTTGCAGCAATCTTTATGAGACCCGGATTAGCCGAAATACATACTATTCTTTTCATAGCTCTCTTTGAAGCGGCTGCCATTGCTCTCAGCGGTCTTGCATTATATGCCTACACCAAGATCAATTTCACAAAAGTATTGCTCAAAGGAGATGATGACAAGTTCACCGATCTTGAAAGGCAGGGCATGTACGACGTAATAGGTAAAGTCTTTATGAGTGTACACATGCTCGTGGGACTAATTGTTTTGGGTGTCTATATAGCACAGTTCTCTAATTGAAAGGTTTGTAATGAAAAGACTTTTAATATTAGCGTTTTTGCTACTTTTTGTGGCAATAGTTGAGAGTTTACCGAAGACAAGGTATTTAATGCCTTGCAAAGAAAAACTCATCATAGCGTCGAGGGATTCGGCAATAACACAGGTTGGTACAAGAGAAAAGACCGGAAACAATGACGGTTACAAAGTAGAACAATATCTTGGATCCGTTGGACTTACCAAAGGTAATCCATACTGTGCAGCAGGTCAATACTGGTGTTTCTATTCGGCATGTTTAGCTCTCAATTATCAATTAATGGATATTCCTATTTATAGAACAGGTTCAACTGTCAATATGTTCAATGATGCCATCGCTTTTGGAATTAAGACTAATCCCTTTCCTTCTAATAATGATCTGATCTTTTGGAGAAAACCCAATGAATGGACTGGACACGTCGAACGTATAATCGAAATAATGAAAGCAGGATGGGTAGAAACTGTTGGATTCAACACGAGTTCAGGCTGCAATGGTTCACAGGATAATGGTGAAGGCGTTTACTTCAGGAAAAGAAATATAAATCATTTCCTCGGAAGAATGGTTATAAGAGGTTACATAGGATTTAAACCGGTATGATGGAAAAGTACAAGTACATATTTGGGTTTTGTCTGCTTTTATTGATTCTTATCCTGACTTTTTTCTTGGGAAGAAGTTCAAAAGATTGTAATGGCTTGGTTCAAACCATTTTGAAAAGGGATACTACAGTATTAGTTAAGCAATCCGATCCGATTGTGATTGAAAAGGCAAAGACTAAACTTGTTTACAAGAAAGATACAGTTATTCAGACCAAGCCCTTTGTAGCTTTGATCGACACCATAATCAAGACTGACACTGTGTTTGCAAGCTATGATTTCCCAGATAATAACTTCAATCTTTTGATTAAGAGAAAACCCGATAGCACAATTGTTCAAACGATTACTATTACCAAGGAAGTAATGAAGGAAAGAAGCTGGTGGGAGACGCCTGCTTATGTATTGGGTGGAACAGTAGTTGGTTTCGTTATTGGAAAAACCTTTAAGTAATCGAAAAGATGTTCATACAAAAGGCTGAAATCGTTGAAGGTAAGATTAAATACAACAAACTTGGTAAAGTCAAAGCCAATGAATTGGAACCAGGCATTGCTGACAAGACTTACACCCATGAACAAATTGTTGCAAGCAGTCTTTGGCATGTAAACCATCGTTTAGGAAAAAAGCCTGCTGTAACGATTGCCGATAGTACTGGCGGTCAATGTCACGGCAGGGTTATCATTATCGACGACAATAACATAGATATTGAATTCAAATATCCTTTTTGTGGAATAGCAACCTGCAATTAACGAAGGTAAATCAGAGAAATAAATTATGGCATCAATTCCATTTTTAAATGACATAGATGTATCAGGTGTACTGAAAATCCTGAATGCAACAGGCTATCTTGATCTCGACAAGAACGAGATCAGGAACGCTGTTATTCAGAATCTTGCATCCGAACCAGCTTCCCCTCTTGCCGGGCAGGTTATACACAATACTGCAAAGACCGACATCGTTAGTGGTGACGGTAAATTTGGTTACAGAACTGCATCTGCATGGGTATATCCCGATATGCAGAAATCAATTTACGATCCTGATAACGACGGTATTGTAGAGAGTGCCGACGATTCCCATACTCTTGATGGTCAGCACGGGGCATATTATCTAAGTCGGTCCAACCACACCGGTACTCAATTGTCAACGACAATTTCAGACTTTAATGAAGCCGTTCAGGATGCAGTCGGTGGAAAATTTCAGGATACCAATTCTATAGATTTTACCTACGATGATGTAAACGATCAGATGTGGGTTGATCTTAGAATTAGCGGTACAGACCTGAGAATAGGAGCATCGGGCGTTGATCTTAATACCACCGGTGTTTCTGCTGGGACTTGGACAAAGGTAACTGTAGATTCCAAAGGTAGAGTGACTCTCGGTGCTAATCTTGTGTCGGGTGACTTGCCAGCCCACAGCCACGTGCATACGGATGTTACTGACTTCGACACCGGTGTAAGGACAAACACTCTGAATCAGATGTCGGCTCCGACTGCTGACCTCAGCATGAATACCCACAAGATAACTAACCTTGTTGATCCAACGAGTCCACAAGATGCCGCTACCAAGAATTATGTCGATACAGCTGTAGCAGGTTTGAAATGGAAATCCAGTGTTGTATGTGCAACGACAGCAAATATTACACTATCGGGAACACAAACGATTGATACTATATCTGTTGTTGCAAACGATAGAGTTCTTGTAAAAAATCAAACCATTCCGAACCAGAACGGAATCTACTCAGTAGCTGCCGGGGCATGGACAAGAACAACCGATTCAGATTCATGGACAGAAATGGTTTCGGCTGCCGTGTTTGTAGAAAAGGGTAGTATTAATGCTGACACAGCTTGGAACTGTATCATTGATTCAGGTGGAACTCTTGGTACGACTGATATTGTTTGGTCTCAATTTAATGGTGCTGCTCAGATAGTCGCTGGAAATGGACTGACCAAAACCGGTAATCAGATAGATGTAAATGTTGATGACCAGTCAGTGCAAATTGTCTCCGATATTGTTCAGGCTAAATTTGCCACACTTGGTGCTTTGACTAAGTCTGCCAGCGGTCAGACGGTAGTAGTTGACAGTACAACAATTCAGATAAATGCAAGCAACCAACTTGAGTTAAAGGGTGCGTACAGCATTAAAAAAGCCACCGGAAATATCACAGGCGATGGAACAAATGCTACTTTTACTGTAACTCATGGTATGGGATCGAGCGATTTTTCATTTGAGCTTTTGGATAATTCGACCGGAATGAAAGTATTTACCGGCGAAACAAGACCGACGGCAAGCACTTTAGTATTGACTTTTAAAGTTGCTCCTGCAAACGGTAAAGTATATCATTGGATAGCAATAGGATAATATATGTCTGTACCAGCATTAGATGACATGGATGTTCAGGGTGTATTAACATTCGGAACAAACAATGGCGAACCACACCTCATAGGACGTCGAAATGGCTACAACTATATGCAGGCATTGGGTGCGGCAGGTGTTTGGGCTTTTTTAACAGCAGGTCGAGCAGCTGGTCAGGCTAATTGCTCATTAATTCTAATGTCTGATTTGACTGCAAATTTTGCAAGCAAAGTATTTGTTGGCAGTGTCATTACGACGCCTTCTGCTTACGTCCATATTAAATCCGGCACAACAACAATTCCACCTTTAAAGATTAATTCTGGAGTATTGAATAATACTCCACAGGATGGGGCAGTCGAATACGATGGAAATCATCTATATTTTGTTATTGGAGGCACTCGTTATCAAATTGATCAACAGGTCAATACGGTTGTTGAGAGTACGGTAGTTAAATACAAGACAGCAGATCAGCAAAGCATAACATCTTCATTTGCTGATGATACTCATTTGCAGACTCCAGTCTTGTTGAACAGCAAATATCTTGTAAGATGCAAACTGGCAGTAAGTAGAGCAGCTTCGATTGGACTTAAATATTCATTTTCGGCACCCGGAACAAGTCCTGGAATGCGTGGATTCATAAGATGGACAATGACCGATCAATTTGTTAATGAGCATAGCATGTATGCAGATGTGAACCATTTGGGTACTAATATGCTCGATATGCCCGAAGTCGATCAAAGTATTTGGCTTGTTGAAATAGAAGGCGTTGTTGAAACCGGAGATGCCAATGGAGACCTGAAATTGCGGTGGGCAGCTACTTATAGTGATATTAACAATCCAATTATAGTCAAGAGATATTCATTTATGGAAGTAACTAAAATAGGTTAAATCATGGGACTGTTTAAATTCTTACGCCAATTGTCGTCCGGTACTGCAAATAATAAGACATCAGATACTATCATTTTGCAGACAGATACACATAGACTATATCACGGCAACCCAAACGGAGTCCCATATTTAATATCGGATCCTTCGCATGTGCATGACAACTTGTATGCTAATATAAATCATAGCCAT